ACACGTTAGACTGATTACCAGCAGTAGTTGGGTGAGATGCACTTAAAAGTACAACACCGTCACCACCTGTGAAACCAGCAGTCTGTGCATTGTTCAAAACATTCGCAGCTTTGATTTCCTTAGTGGAAGCCATTGAGCGAGCGAGAGCTTTGGTATAGCGAGAAGCGATTGAGCCATACTGACCATCTTCTTCAGCTTCCTCAGTAAGTGAGAATGCCAAAGCAACCGTTTCATGCTGATAGCGAGCTGTCCATTGCTGGCTCCCACTATCATAGCTAATTGCTGCACCTTCATCTTTTGTTGGTGCAGAACCAAAACCTTGAAGAAGAAGATCTTCTTCGTATGCTTTGTTAGATGTATTCGCTTCAAAAACAGCAGAATACTCTGGTGGATAGCTGTCATACTCAAGACCGAAAAGAGTATTCAGTCCTGGCTCCAGCATGGAGGCAAATTGTGCTCTATTCATAGCCATTTTTCATACCCTCCTTATATACCAGCTACGTTCGTACCAAGGATGTGCTCATTAATGAGAACTTCCATGATAGCGTTCGCGCCGAATGCGTTGTCTGGAGCATCATACAAGCCAATAATCTTACAGGTAGCGATACCTGCAGCCATTGTTCCACTTGTTTCAAATCCAGATTGTCCAGTTACAGTTGATCCTGCCCCAGCAACAACATCAGCACAATTACCGATATTAGTCTGAGCAGGTGATCCTGCACTTTGAACTTTAAACACAGTATATGGATCATCATATACATATGCTACGATGTCTGTAGCGACTGTGCCTGAAGGCCAGTATTCACTATAAACGTATGAGCCATCTGATGCGGTATAAGAAACCCCAGCAAAGACACCAATGTTATTGGTTTCCGTTGCAGTGTGCGGAGTAAGCAAACCAGTGTTAATCAGAATTACTAAGTCACCTGTGAAGATGTTCTCAGCAAGACCACTAGCAATAGTGTACTTATTCGTGCGAGGTGCATTACCACTCATATGGCGAATTGGGACAAACCCAAAGGCTGCATCAACATTAGCCATTATTCGCTCCTTTTCAGCGTAAAGTTTTAATCATCCATAACAGAGAGATCCCTGCCACGGCTCGAAGTGGACTTCCGATCTTGGTAGATTGGTTGTCCTGTTTTTCGTCCTAACGCATCAAGATCTCCTGCAACTGACTGGTTTGCCTCTACGCTCTTATTATTATAATAATTTTTCATCTGCCTATGTTTTTCTATAGGCATTTCGCAGAGTAACATTCCTTCAATTCCAATTGATCCTGCCCATTGTCCATGATTGATGGTTGGAAACAACGCATCTTTCACACTATCGGCAGAGCGTGGGCTCCATCCCTCACGCATACGTTTGTATACGTTGTCTGGAGTGTCTTTACCCTGAATCGAGGTAGCAATCCATCGTTGAGTGTGACCTGGACGAGGTTCTGGTGCATCCAACAATGATGGTGGTTTCCATGCAGTTTCTGGGCGAGATTGCTCATCACGCATGGAATTTCGAGTTTCGTTTGCTCGCACGTTTCTTTTCTCAGTCATGACTGGCTCCTTTGCTGACGTTTGATTTCAGCCTCGTATTTTTTAAGACTTGATTCATCTGTAATTCCAAGTTCACGAGCCATCCTAAGTTGATCCTGCGTCATACGCACTCTATTGCCCTTGTAAGATGAACCACCTGTAGTTGGTGCAACTGGTTGTCTACTTTTTGTTCTAGCCTTACTTGGACTTGGGTTGGAGTTTAACTCAGGAAATACTTTTTGTAAACGATTATTCAAAACCTGATAATATTCATCAGAATCTTTATCGTATCCCTCTAAGTCAAGTTGAACATCAATAGATCGAGCCATAGCTGTTTCTCGCTCAAAGCCACCAGTATTAAACCAACGGTTTTGTTGCCACCAAGAGTTTGCCTTCTCAGGAACTTGTTGAGTTGCAGCTTGCTGTGCTCTGCCAACAGTTGGAGACACAGACCTCTGAGATTGCTGTTGCTTCTGCATTTCTGCAATACGCATCGCAGCTCTCATATCTGCCATTTGCTCTTGGAAATTAACTTGAGCTTCTGTGTCACCCTCCTCAACTGCCTTAGTCAAAGCAGCCTTGGTTTGGTTGTAGCGTTGATTAAAAGCCTTCTCGCTATTCTGAGCTGATCCCTGTTCTAGTCGAGCAAGCCTTGCATTAAGCTGGGCATTCTGCTCTTGGATTTGTTGAGCTTGGATCTCAGCCTGTCTTCGCTGATCAACAAGTTTCTTAATCCTCTTTTGTACTTTGGGACCGTAATCCTCTTCTTGGTTTTCACTCGCTGCCTTTTCTTCTTCAACGATATCTTTGACTTCTTCAACAGGATCATCTGTTATTTCAATCTGAAAATCTTCAGGCTCACCTTTAGCCTTCTTGATCTCATCTTCAATTTCATTAATTACATCTTCATTTGCCATGGTAGCGTCCTTCCAAGTTATTGCGCTAAGTAAGCGGTGACATCGACATCTTCTGGTAGAATTGACGTTAATTCATCGTCATTCAGCAAAAGAAATCTTACACCATTGATTGTTACTTTTTGACCTGAGTATTTGCCGTAAGTAACTCGATTACCAACTTGTGGAATATTCATCTTCCACGATGCCCCAGTATCCCGATCCTTAAACGCAAGATCACCCATAGAAGCAATTCGACCATGAGCAGTTAAATACTCCTCATTGTCTTTGGAGATTGTAGGCAGATGCAATCCACCTCTTGTCTTCATTTGCACTTGATGGGGTTGGACTAGAACTTTCCAATTTAATGGAATTGGTAGTTGCTCAGTTGTCACGATTGAATCCGTAGATCCGTCTTTGTATTCGGTAGCATGTTGATGAGACATGGTCATTCATCCTCTTCATTTAATTTGTTTAATGTTTCGTTGATAACCTCAGAGGCTTGTTCTAAACCCTCCGCAATACCCACGTTCTTCTGATATGACTCAAAGTCGGACACCCGACCTTGAACCAGACTTTCAGCTATCTCTAGCCTTCTCTCCTTCAGATTCTTTTTTATCTGATTGAGCAGATCCGTTACTGTCATCTTTCACACCTCCTGACATAGAAACGCCAGTGACATGGATGGTTACATCATGAGCAGCTACATCCTTTTTATCTTCTGACATTAGTATCCTTTCTTTTTTCCCATTGGTTTCTTCTTGGCTCCCATAGGCTTTTTCTTCATGCCCATCGGTTTTTTCTTCATACCCATTGGTTTCTTTTTGCCGTACATAGTCTTCCTTCCTTTCATTAATTGACCAAAACTACTTCTATTCATTACGCTTGACCACCAGATAGTTCACGAGCAAGTAATCGTAATGTCTCAATAAAACTTTTATCAAGCTCTTTCGCAGCTTTTGCGAATTGCTTGGGAGATATTTCATCTGAATCAATATTCCTACGCTCTAGGAAACTTTTAGCAGCTCTAATTTCTGCCTGTGCCACTTTTTTAATTGCTGCTCTTGCCATGTCTAACCTTTACCACCTATGTATCCACCAACGACACCGATCACTCCAGTTAGTGACATTTGAAGTAACCCAATTATGCTTTCGTCTAGTGCTCCACCGTGTTCATTTGCCATTTTAAATTCATCAACGACTATCAAACCAATAATGCTCATCAAGCCTACAACTAATACTAATACTATTATATCTTTTATATATTTCATTTACTACCTACTTTTTATTCGCAAGCGAGGAGCCCGTTAGAATTGCTCCAAATGCCAGATGAAACAACCCACCACCCAGAAGTGTAAATGGCTCATGTTGTCCTGTTAGTTTTTTCATCAATTCCATTTGAACCATTGGCTCCTTAGTTGAATTTATAATTTCCATAAATTGGGAAATGTCTGGTCTGTTTAATCCCCACCACACTGGACAAAATAGAAAGTCGTAAAAGCAAATTACTAAGTAAAATATAAGTGCAGTCCAACGCCAAGTTAGTGTACTTTTTTCGTGTGAGGTTAGCTTCTCCATTTAAAGACAAGGTGGCGTACACATAGTTTTATTTACTCCGTAAGATATAACAGCAATAAATATTACTATTCCCAACCCAATCCAAATCCATTTGTTTTTCATCACCACGCCTTACACGACCAGTATCGTGCCTTTGTTTTTGGACCAGGCTCATCACAATTATGTCTTGCTCTGAAATTTTTCCTACGTCCTTTTTGGTTTTTCTTAATACGCATATTAGGGTCACCAAAGGTAACACGTTTAATTTTATCACCGTCTGTCACATATACCACAGACTTCTTCTTGCCATAGCTTGTCTCGCCCTTGGCAATTCTGCGAGGCTTATTTAATTTAACGCTTTTACCTTTGTAGGTTGCCATTATGCTTTAGCAAACTTCTTAGCTGTAGCCGACAGATCCTTCATGTGAACTAGGAACTTGCTGGAGTCAGTGTGCGTCTTACCAGACATAACACGCCCCTTGGCATCTTTATGGGTAGCACCCTTATGCTCTTTGCCGTTCTTGAAGTAATGTTTTACACCTTTAGCCATTATGCTTCTCCATTGCAATTTCAGCGTCTTGACGCTCCATGTCTGCTTCTATTGCAGCATCTTCGATTGATTGCTCTATAGCATCTTCTTCCCATTGCTCTTCAAAATCATCTGGATCGTTATTTGAAATACCCATTATGCTTTCCTCTTCTTTGGTTTCTTCCAGTTTACTCGCTTTGCGGATGTCTTACTCTTAGATGCTGACTTAGCTGACTTTGACTTACACTGTGCCATCGTAGGTCTACAGGCAGGGTAGCCTCTCTTGGTCTTGGTTCTAGACTTACGTCCACAAGGCTTGCCAGTCTTGCAGTCAACCCAGCCCTTGCCTTTGTTCTGACCAAACCAGTCTTTCAGGCTGTTGCCACTACTTTTTTTTCTTGGCACTTTTTTTACCCCAATTTTTCGCACCTACCTTGCGACATTTAACCAAAGCTCCAGATCCATAGGCAGAAGGCCACGTTCCACCATTTCGAGTGTAACGAGCCTTTACCTTTTTGTAACAGGCATCTCTCTTTGGTTTTTTCTTTACAGCCATTAGACGCTTTCTCCCTTATGGTATGCCAAGATTAGCTCTTTGCATTGGGTTTAAGTTCTCTAATGCCCCTATGCTACCTCTAGAGCGATTGGTGAGCTGTGTAGCATTATTCTCTCGAACTCCCCCAGTATCTGTAGGTCTGATATCTTCTCTAGGGAGCCCTCCTCCTCCAGAAGACTGTCGAACGCCCTCTCCAGAAATGCTCTCTGCTTCTGGGAAGGTAAATTTACTCTTTCCTGACCCAAAACCTTCAAAACTCTCTGAGAGTATTCTTTTTGCTGCTCCTGCTCTGTCACTGTCATTACCTCTCCATTTCATCACTACAACGTCAGGGAAGCCTCTGGACTCATCCCACCCAGTGCTTCTCCAGTATGATAACAGCTCATTATACTGTTTTTCTGTATTTTCTGCAAGAAATATATCTTTATCGAAGGGAACCTTGCCTACAGTCTCGAATCCATAGTCTTTATATATCCTTGGCAAAAATCCATTAGGGTATTTTGCAGATGGTACAGCAAAGGCATCTAGTATAGTAACACCTTCCTCAAGAGCCTTGCCCATAATGACTGGGATAGATACTCCACCTGTCGCAAGCTCATTGGCAACTACTCCAGTAAGTGCCAAGTCATTTGGTCCTGTCTTAATCGGATTGCCATTAAAATCATCTACCCAGCTATAGTCAGGGTTCTTTTTAATTCCAAAGAATACATCTGTCGGAACAGCCCTGCCTTCGCCTGTCTTGCCACTTAATTGAAAGTATTTTACGTCACCTTTTTTGATGGCTTGTGCATCGACTTTATCTAGAGAAACACCGCCAGCGTTTCTGTTGATTGCGTCTTGAATTTTTGCAGGAGATACACCACCTTGATTGACTGGAAGCCCAGTATCAACAAACTCTCCACGCCTACCCATAGATAAAAGGCGAGATGTTGTAGGATTTAATGTAGCAGCATAGCCTATAGAACCCTCTATCATGTCAGCCGATTGAGGTGTAATAAGTTGTCTAGGATTAGAAAGATCAAAAGATCTTCTGTCTTTACTTGCTGCTTGGTCTTGTACACGAAAATCTAGCGGTGCGTTCCTACCTCTGCCACCACGACTTAATGCCTCTACGTCAGTTAGTGTGCCTCTGCCCTGATAGAAGTCAGGAAAAGCTGCAGGTCTTGATACAGGGTTAGCAAACCTCCCAACAACATCTAGACCTGCTCCATAGCGATAGCTTGGGTGAGGCATAACTCCTGCCTCTTTTAAGTCAAGCAAGCCTGACAACCCACCCTCACCAGTGCGAGGTTTTAAAACAAGTGTAACATCACCTACGTTTTGACCTGCTAACTCTGGTTGTATTGTCTGATCCAAAAGCCTTCTAACATTTGGAGCCCCCATTGCCTGAAGCTCTTTACTTGCTAACTTTTTAGAAATTGCACTTCTTGCCTCAAAATTTAAACTTCTAAT